CAGAGTGGGCCGTTCGTCGGTCTCATCCCGGTGCGGCAGCACGCAGCGAACCGTGAACATAGAGCCCAAATGCTCCGCATCCGCAAGAGCGGGGATGAACCTTTCCCCGTTCTCCTGCATCAGCGGGAACTTGGTGACGCCGGCAAGATGGTTCACCGAGACCATGCCGCGGTTCAGGAGCGGGGCCAGGCGCTCCGGCACCTCGGGCCAGTAGCCCGTGTTGGACGCGTGGATGGCGTGAACCACATGGCCCATGAGGTGCAGGCCGGTCTTGGCGAACGGGTCGATGCAGCAGAAGGGGCCGTCGAGGACCACTAGACCCACGTCATTCCACCCACCACGCGGCCGACGCGTCGGCATGCGCAGGACGGGCTTCTCCACCACCTCGTACTGGTACAGATCGGGCTCCAATCCTAGCATATCCACCACAGCGTTGGTGCCGGCGTAGGCGGCAATCACGATGCGGTCGAAGCGCTCACGCAACGCGCGTGTCGCGGGCTCATAGCGGACCTGGATGCCGAGCTTGGCGACCCGGTGCACAATAATGGAGCGCAACTCGTACAGGTCGATGCGGGGCTCCCTGACCGCGAATGTCGTCTCGACGGCATCATAGTTGATGAATGGGCAACCAGCACCATAGAGCCAGGTCGCATCGAGGCTGTGACGGTCACAGAACGCGCGATAGGCGGCGGCCGACACTCGACTGCCCTCTTTCGCGATGACGTAATACTGCAGGTACGGCACGATCAACGCTGACCCGTACTCCCGGCGGAACGAGGCGATCCCGTTCCTACACTCTGCCACCGTCTCAGGCGAGCGCGGGTAGTGCAGACCCCCGTGAAGCCTGAGCTGGTTGATGCCCGAGGCGCACTGCATGAGCGCGCCGGCACGCTCGAAGATGGTGACGTGATGGCCGGCGCGGGCGGCATGGATGGCAGCGGTGCAGCCGAAGAGGCCGCCGCCGATGACTGCGATCTTCATAGGGAAGTTATCGGTTTTCGGGAAGGATACGGCTGCGCAACGCCTCAGCGACAGTGCTCGCCGCCGTTCATGCGGATTGTGACGTTGGTCGTGTAGCCCTGGTCCACGCACAGCAGGAAGTGGATCATGCGGGCCACCTCGATGGGCGTAAGCCACCGTTGCTTGGGGTGCGCGAGCCTGCGGCGCTCGGCGGCAGCCACGCCATCAGCGTTACGCCGCTCGTGCATGCCCGTGCCCGTAATCATCGTGGGCGCTACGCACACGAGCTGCTGCCCAGGATGGATGAGACGCTTGGTCTCCACGTAGCTGTGCAGGTCCGCCTTGGCGCGCGCGTAGTTGGCATTGAAGGAGCCCGTGTAGGCCGCCTCCGAGCCGATGACACAGATGCGCGCCTTGGGGTTTACCGCGAGCAGCCGGTCACATTCTCGGGTCACGCTCTCACAGTTGACCCAGAAGAGATCGCGGGCCTCCTCGTCGGACAAATCCTGCGCCCGCTTCTGGATCTGCAAGCCGGCACAGAACAGATACCGCTCGGCGCCATCCGGCATCGGCTCGCCGCGGGCAACTGGCGCTACCGGCCAGAACTTGGCGAGCGCCCCAGCGATGGCGGAGCCTGCACCGCGGACGCGGATGGGGCGCATGATCTGTGCGCCCTTGAATGTTACTGTCACCATGCCGTCGCTCACCACTTGTGGTCCGGCATGTCGAACAGCCGGCTCTCTGGCGCCACCATCACCTTGATGCCAGCGCGCAGAGCCTCGTGAATGAAATACTGCGTGCCGCCGCGCTGGTAGGCGTACTCCTTGTCGGAGCGCTGCAGGATACCCCACAGCCCGATCTGGGCGATGCCCCCGCTCTCGCAGTCCACGATGGCCTTGGCCATGATATAGGCAATGGAGGACGTGAAGGCGTAGGGGCAGAAGCGGCCGTCGCCGGCAGGGATGCCAACCCGCTGCTTCTGAAACACGCCCTTCTGCACCTCGACGGTGCGCTCCTCGACCACGTGGCCGCCGAACAGCTCCTTCTCAGGGTAGGGCTTGGCGCCCTTGAAGAGCCCGCTCGCCATGGCACGCGGATCGCGCATCCACACATGCGGAAGCTGCGAGACGTAGTGCAGGTAGGCCCAGGGCCTGGTCGGGTCCTCGATGGGCGCGTGCAGCTCGAACCACTGATCGTGCCGCGGCAGCGTGCGGCAGTTCTTCGGGTCGCCGAAGGGCGTGTTGTCCGGTGAGCAGGCGTAGATCAACCAGCCCTCATCCTGAAACGGCGCCATCGTCGCGGTGGCTGGATGCGAGCCGACGATGGCGATACCCTTGAGGCGGCCCCTGGCAATGGCGGGTGCCGCCGGAGCGCCATCCACCGCGTCGAGCACGGCCCCCATGCCCGACGGGTCGAGCGGTGGCAGCGTGGGCTTGAGAGCCTCGTAGGGGCGCAGTCCGGCCGGCGCCTTGAGAGCGCCGGCCTCATCGATCTGGGGTGCGTCGAGCATCACTCACCCGTGTCGCGGAGGGCTGAGACGTTGATCCAGTCCAGGTCCACGACGTTGCCGGTGCTCTCGCTGGAGAAGGCGGCCAGCACCGGCACCATGTTGCGGGTGCTCAGCACGGGCGAGTCGATGGAGCCCTTGAGCACGCCGTTCTGGTAGAAGTACGCGCGATTGCCGGTATCCTCGATGTGGATCTCCAGCACGTCGTAGACGTTGACGGTCGGCGCAGCGCCAGAGATCGGCGTCTTGTCCGTATCGGCATTGACGGCCACGCCGCGCCAGACCGTCGAGGGAGAGGCCGCGCCGCGGCTGAGCAGCCAGCCCACCGCATTGCTCGCGTTGGACAGCGGCGTGCCCGATCCACCGCCCGTGTCGTAGATCGGCATCTGCGCAGCGCCGGTATCGGCGAAGCCGAAGAACACGTTGGCACCGGTCAGCGTGGTCTCGCCAACCTTGAGACGGCCGGCGATCCGCAACTTGCCCTGGTTGGCCTTCCACTGCGGGAACAGGCCGGTGTTGAGGATGATGTAGGCCGCAGGCGTCTTGGCGGCCGTCGAGGACATATGGAGCCGTGCGACGCCGTTGGTCTGGGCGCGCACGCCCACCGCATCGTGGCCGGTGTCGCCCTCCGCGGTGTTCCATTCATCGGCGATGAGATCGCCCAGGAAGTCGTCGAACATGGCGACGTGAGCGGGCGAGCCGGGCAGGATGACGTTGCCACCCTGGCGACCGACCGAGCGCTCGCCGCCCGCGGCAATGGCCGCCTTGCCGACGAGGATGTCGTCGGGGGTGATGTAGGCGCGTTGGCCGTGGACGGAGACCTGCTTGGTGAAGTGAGACATGGTGTTTCAGTTCCTCAGTGTGCTTGTTGCTGTTTGCTGGCCCCGTAGCCCAGGGGCGGGGACGCTGTCGGAACGCTGCTACGGGTTGACTGCGGAGATGACGAGTTCGGGCGGAGCGTGGAGGAGTCCCTCCGAGCCGTTGGCCCAGATCACCGTGAAGGCATCGGGATCGCCGACACCACGGATGTCGATGAGGGTGTCCGTTACGTCCTGCGGGTTGACGCGCTCACCACCCTTGCGCCGGGCGAAGCCAGCGTAGTCGATGAAGAACGAGTAGATGTCCTCGGGCTTGGTGGGGCGCGCTTCGCCTGCGTGGTCGATGTAGACTGGCTTCGCTTGGCCCCCGGATTCGGAAACCGGGGGCCGCTGCGGTGCGTGCGCACCACTCTCCATCTCGGCCGCAACGTCGCCTCCGTACTTGGTGGAGAGTGCATGCGCCATGAGCTTCAGCCACGCTTTCTGGCGATCCACCGACCAATCCGTGCCGTTGGGCGGCAGCTCGGAGATGAGGGCCGCAAGAAGCGGATCAGCGCGTCGCCTGGCGGGCTTGGGAACCACTGGCATCTTCGCCAGCGAGATGGGCTTGCTCATCAGTACGGTGTTCCGCTGCCAGACTCGGCGATGGTGCGCTTGCGCGGCTTGGCCTTGCCGGCGGCGCGCAACGCAATGGCCACAGCCTGCTTGTTGGCCACGTCCTTGCCATGCTCCGCCATGGTGCGGCGGAACTGCGGGCCGCGGTGCAGCTCGGCGATGTTGCCGGCGATTGTCTTGCGCGAGGCGCCCTTGGCTAGCGGCATCGTCACCATCCCATGTAGACGTAGCAGGTCGCCGTCTTGTTGCCGGTGTCCACGCCGCCCGTGTCGCCGGCCACCGTGTCGACGGTCAGCCGGAGCTGGTCGTGATCGAGGTAGTGGTATGCGTCGCTGATGGCGTCACCGCCTGTGTCGTAGGTGCCGACGCGCGGAACGCGGGTCCACACGCCGCCAGCGTCGGCGAAGTCGGCGATCACGCGCCCATCGGAGATGGCCTCCAGCTTGACGCGGGTGCGGGTATCCAGGGTGGCGCCGTCGAAGCGGATGCCCATGATGAGGCCGGAGACGGCCTCCCCGGTGTCCACGAAGATGCCGGTTGCCCCGGTGTTGATGTCGAAACGTTGCCGCATTTTGGTTCAGTCCTTCACCACGGGCGCCAACGCCCGCCTGATCGTGCATGCTGGGCGTTGAACTCGACGGCGTCTCTTTCCGTCTTGATGCTCGCGATTGCCGCCACGAGGGTCGTGCAGTCCATGCCGGATGGCAGGCGCCGCTCGATATGGATGTCCCACGCACATGCGCGCATGGCCTCTCTCACGGGCTCGGGAAGCGCGTCGTAGTAGCCCATGTATTGGCGCCGGACAGGCTGAGTGCTCCGCACCTCTTCGGCCGGAGCATCTGCAGCGCAGCGCTCCGCCGCGGCCCTGCGAAGATTGGCCAACCCTCGTTGCCGGCGCAGACGGCGCGATGCGGATGCGCGCATCAGTGCACCGATGGCATCTTCTGGCCGGCCGGCTCGATGAGAGCGCGGATCAGCTCCGGCGGCCACACGCCTTCCTTCGGATAGACGAGCTGAGCGAAGTGCTCCTTGCCCGCAATCATGCGCTGCACGAGCACGACCACCTTGAGGAGCTGGGGATAGACCTGGACGAGGATGTCGTCCTCGTCGATCCTGAGACCGCGCGAGTCTGCAATCGCCCCCTCGGCGATGAAATGGGCCGCTGCCTCATCGGCTACGTCGTCGACGATGTGGCGGTATGCGACCTTGCGCTTGGAGCGCGAGCGGAACTTGCCGGGCAGGGTCGGAGGCTCGTAGGCGACGCGGATGTCGTGGGAGAACAGGTCTCCAGGCTCGATCACGACGTAGTCACAGCCCGCCATCTCGGCGGCGGCGATCTTCTCGCCGTTCTCGCGGTCCAGCGGCACGGGCTACTTGCCCTTCTTGACGGGCGGCTTCGGCGGCGCCGGCTTCTTCACAGCGGGCTTGGGCTTCTTGACGTAGTGGGTGACGGGTGCGGATTCGGCCATTGCGAGTCCTTCTCGTGGTGCTACAAGGGAGGTCCGTGGGTCTCCCAGGCGGGATGACATGGAGACATCTGGCCCGGCACTTTTCGGCTGATGAAGCGAAAGCAGAAACGCTCTGCGTCCCGTGGAGTGCTCCCAGCCGGGGAATAACTGAGCGCCTAGGCCCGCCACTCTCAGATGTCGATGGGCTTGATGGTGCGGGCACGGCGCCGGTCCAAGCCTTCCTTGCGGCGGCGCCACGGCGACATGGAGCGGGTCTCGAAGAAGTCCTCACGCATCTCGGCCGGGATCACCTCTTCGGCCATCTCCGGCTCGGGTAAGGGCAATGCGCGGGGCGAGCGGTTGATGGGGGCGTTGTTCATCGCTTGCGTGTGACGTAGGGGCCGTGACGCTTCGTGCTCTGGTAGGCGAGGATGACCTTGGGCGGCTCGCGCCGCTTCATGGCGCGCACCACGGCCTGGTCCCCAGGCGCCAGGCACATCACTACGGCTTCGCCCTTGTCCGGCGAGCGGCCGATGCGCCTCTTGATCGCCTCCTTGTCCTCGATCTTGATGCCGGCAGGCGTAAGCTGCCAGCGAAACGAAGCAAGGTCCGCTTTCAACTCGGGGTCCGGAGGCAGCGCGACCACCGACCCGCCTTCCTGTCCAGGATCGAGCGCCTCGCGGAGCTTCCAGATCGACTCGGCTCTGAGGTTGGCGAACTTGATCTTGCCATCCCGTGTCGTGCCATGCGAGGGACCGACACCCATATAGGTGACGACGGCGATGCCGTTGTCCTTGAGTGCGATGGCGGCATCGCCGCCCCAGCCGCCACCGAGATCGACGATGACGGGGCAGTTGTCGTGGCGGAGCTTCACGACTGCCGACGCGGTCAGGCGGCCATCGGGGTCAACCTCGTGCGCAGCATCGAGCGGCGGATACCAACCGCCATACCGGCAGGCGATGACACGCTTGTCGCCGCCGCCCGGCGCTACGTCCACCGCCATCGCCGTCATGGCGTAGCCCTGCGGCTGGCGCTCTGTCCAGCGCTGCATCGCAGCGTCAATCCACGCCGTCGGGACGACCTGCCAATCGTCGTCTTTCAGGCCAACCGTGAAATCGCCCTCGCGGTAGACACGGCGAAGCTCCTCGGGCAGGCTTTCAAGCCTGTCGCCGTAGTCGGTCTCAGCGAGATCCGGGTTGTCCTCCAGGCGCGAGCGGATGAAGGTGCGCGACGTGGCACGAACGTGCTTGCCGCGCACCTCATGCGGCCCAGGCCCTGCAACCTCGACATCCTGACCGTCGATGGTCAGATACCAGCGCAGTTCGCCGTCTTTGGCCGGGTTCGGATGCTTGGGATCGAGCCAAGCTGCCCAGCGCCTGACGATCCACATGCCCTCAGCCGTGGTCGGGCCGTTGGTGGCGCCGACGATGCGGCAGCGCTGGTTCACATCGACCGAGCGGTTCCACGTGTTGATGAACACGTACTGGCTTTCGAGGAAGTCGGCCAGCTCGTCGTAACCGATGAAGTCGCGCGCCTTACCCTTGAAGCGCTGCTTGTCGCGCTCCAGCTCGCAGCCGCGGAACTCGATCATCTGGCCATCAGGCCCGCGCCAAGTCGGCGGCGTGCTCCTGTAACCGTCATCACTGCCCAGGATTTCGAGCAGCCTGTCGCCCAGCTCAGTCACATCCTGGTTGATGCGGCGCAGGATGCGCGAGTGCCTGTGCTCATTGAGGCCAAGGCCGATGAGAAGATCCGACTTGCCGCCCCCAGCTTCGCCGCCGAACAGAAGCTCGTCCGCCTCGCAGTAATAGGCTCGCGTCTGCGGGCCTGGGTTCGGCATCCACCGGAGCTTCGGCATCTCGGCCGCAGCCTGCGCCTTGAGCTTGGCGATGTCCTCCGGTGCCAGAACCGCTGTCACCCGCGCAAGCAGCTCGTCGAGCATGCCGGCGGACGATGCTGGCTGGCTACTCGGTTGCGGCGTGGCCGTTGGCATTGGCGTGGCCGTTCATGGCGCCCCGGTGGAGCTTGAGCGCGAGCCAGCGGGCAAATTCACGGTCGGAGATCTGGCGCGTCTCGATGGGGCCGCCATCCCTGCCAGCGTGCTCATGGTGGTTCACGTCGCGGTAGTCGTCGCGAAACCTATTCTTGATCTGGAAGATGTAGGCTGTGGCGTTGAAGCCTTGGCGGGTCATGTTGACCTGGCCAGCATCCTCCCACCATGCAAGCGAGAGATCGAGAGCCTTTTTTGTGGCGCGAGAAAATTCTTCATGCTTCTCGCACCAGTCGTTGAGGGTCGCGCGGTCAATGCCCAAGCAGGCAGCCATCTGCGCCCTGCTCTTGCCCTGCGCGCCGAGTTCCAGCACGAGGTCGCAGAATGACGGGTCGTACTTGCTCGGGCGACCGACCTTGCGGATGTCGAGCGAGGGCGGCAGAACTGCGAAGGGCTGCTTGGCTTCCTTCTTTGCTGCCGCCTTCTTCTTCGGCTTGCGTGGTTTCTTGGCAGCCATGTAGTCCTCTATACTCTTGCGTCCTGGTGCCAGTCCGGGCGCTCGGATGCGCTGGCGTAGTGGCCGTTGGGGGATGGGTTCAGGACGGAGGTCGGCGCCGCAGGTGGTGTTGCGCGCTCGATGCCCCCAAGCGCCTCCGCCCTGAACTCGTGCGTGAGTGTCTCGAAGTCTGGCGTCTCGGTCAAATCACCGAACAGCGCGCGGTCGATGAATACACAGCGATTGTTCGGGTACGCCCCGACGATGCCGTCATCACGGGTCACGACATGAAGGAGCTTGCGCTGGGCGGGGTCGTCGGCGAGATCGGTGCCGGTCGAGGCGATGGTGAACCTGTAAACCCCGCTTGCCGGCTCATGCAGGATGCGAACCGGGGTTCGGCGCAGCGCCTCGATCTCACAGACGCCGATATTCGGCGCGAAGGCATCCCACGGCTGAGCCATCTTGGTTGCCACCGGCTCGCACGGCTTGGTAACGAGAGCCTCGATGGGGACGAGGAAGCTGCAACCGGCGAACGGCTCATGGAGCACCACTTGAAAGTGGAGGCTGTCGCCGCGGACGCTCAAGACCGCAACGGCCGTGGCCTCCAGGTACTCACCGTGTCCGTCCTTCAGGTCGCGGACGTACTCGCGCCGAACCAGGCAGCGCAGGTACGGGATGCTGGCAAGCAGATAGGCCATGTCAGGCTCCCAGATCGTGACGGGCCGTCACGGGCTGAACGCGCTCAGCACGAGCCCGGCCAGCATGAACACCGTCGCGACCACAGCAAGCGCAATACGCGCCTGACCAGGCCGCTTGGGGCAACTCGCCGCGACATGCTTGGTCGAAAGGCAGATGGTGCAGATCATCGCGAACCCACAAGGTTTCTTTGCTGGTTCACCGAAACTGGTTCACCCCTTCGCCCGCTGAACCGCGCCTTTGTGCTCATGATCTGGCGTGTGCGCGTGCTGGGCTATTGGAGTGAACGTTCCGGCAAAGGAACAAAGGCGAATTGATCGGCGCCCCGGACTTGCACCGGGAACCTCGGGTTTATCTTCCCGTGCTCTCTCGTCGTTGAGCTAGCGCCAGAAGGAAACTCAGTTGAGCAGCTTCATCTTGCTCCGGGCGAGGCAGTTGACGCGGCGGCACCAGCGGTCGAAGGTGCGCATGTCCACGACCTTGTCGTACTCGGATGACAGCTCACAGAGGGCCGCCCACTTGGCCTGCATGACGCGTTCGTCGTCGGCGTCGATGATGTCCTGGGCCGTGGGGGCACGGGTCGGCATCGCCATTGCTGCCCTCTCTTGGAAAGAGGGGCCGCAACCCGTAACTTTTTCTTACGGGTTGCGGCCCAAGTCTGGGAGGAGACGATCATCCGGAAACCAGATGCCGCCGTGCAGGTCCGCGCGAACTTTGACTGTGGGGATTGGGGGCCCGCGCGCCAGAGGAAACACGCGTCCAAGGAGGGTGATGGGGCCACCCCACCACGCGGAGCTGCACGTCGACATCTTGGGGAGAAAACAACTGAACCCCACCGAGCCTCTTTCCGCTGGGTGGGGTTCAGAGCCTACTGCACGCAGCAGGCGGGTAAACTGGAGCGGGACCCCTTAGCACCCTCGCCGCCGGGAATGGTCGTCACCACCCGCGGGTTAGGCAAGGTATCGGGGCCCCGCATACGTCCGCACGCAGTTCGTCGCGCGCGGCACACCCATTATAGCGATTCTCTTTACCCG